TCGATCATTTGTATACGAGGAGGCACGGGGTTTCTCTGGGTTTGACGACGACGAAGAATACACGTGCCACTCTATACTTAAAGACATCGACCCGGAAAAAGAACCACAAGAATTTGAAGAGGCCCTGATGGAATATGGTTCTCCTGCCCTTATAAAGCGTAGTATTATCAATAGTGAGGGAGAATTTAAAAAATACGTAGACCCTAGAGAATACCTAAGAAGATATTTTGAACGTCCTTTAGGAAAACCTTTGTACTTCAACATGAACAATAACGTTGTGGATATGGAGTCTCGTGGAGGTGGTAAGTCCTATTGGAAGTCTGTTCTAGTTGGACATAACTTTTTGTTCGATGGCGCTCTAGATTACGACGACTACCTGGAGTCTAAATCCGGGGATGATCCGCTATCGTCCGAATCTTTAGTAGGCGCGATCCAGTCTAAATATTCTGATGACTTAATTAACAAAATTAAACTGGGATTTGAGAACTTACCAGGTTCTGTCACTATCGGAGACACTGTATACCCTTCTCCTTTTTCTAGGAGAACCTACGGATCTTGGGACTCAGGTAAGACTTTGATTGCGGGATACGATAAAAAAGTAGGTGGACAATGGAAGAAAGTAGGTACATTCTCTAAGATACAGCACCGATCTTTTCTAGACAACCACACAGCAGCGAACGGTACCCGTCCTAGTTTCTCGGTAATTGATGAGGTAGGATTCATGGGAAATCTGCTAGCTGCATTAGGGCAAATGAAGGAAGCCGCCGCCGATGGGGCCGTAAAGTCTGGGGTAATCTGGATGACGGGTACCGGGGGAGATATGGACGGAGGAGCTACCCACCAGGTAAAAGCGGTGTTCTACAGTCCATCGAGTTATGACTGCCTAGGATTTAAAGATGATTTTGAGAACTATCAATCTAATGTAGGGTTCTTTGTCCCTGCGTTCATGACACTTAACCAGTTTAAAGACGAGCTAGGTAACACTAACTGGAAGCTAGCTCTTAAGTACTTAATGAAAGTACGCCAAAAACTTAGAAAAAATACCAAAGAAAAAACAGCCTATGACAACGAAATTGTACAAAGGCCAGTAAAACACTCCGAGGTTTTCTTAATAAATAACCAGTCTATTTTACCTGTAATGGATCTCAAAGAGCATAGAGATTCTCTAATGCCAATGCAAGATGACCCAGGTATCGCCGGGCTTCACGGGTGGATGATGATCGATGTAGAAGGAAAAGCAGAATTCCGACTGGATCCAGATACCTTTAAACCTAACCCTTTTCCGATGTCACCCGACGCGGATAAGCAGGGAGCTGTGGTTATTTGGGAAGAACCTGATCCTGAAGCAGAGTACGGATGGTATGTAGCGGGAAATGACCCTTATGACTTTGACGTTGCTCCAGATTCTGTATCATTAGGTTCTGTTATAGTAATACAAAGAGGTACGCCATTCAATGGTGGCTTTGATAGGATAGTCGCGGAGTACACCGGAAGACCTCAACTAGCTTCAGATTTTTACGAGCAGGTAAGAAGACTCTTAATGTATTTTGGGGATGCAGTTTGCTTGTATGAGAATGAAAAGCAACAGATAAAAGAGCACTTCAAAAAGATGTATTCTATAGGGTTGCTTGCATATACTCCTGGAGTTTTGAAGGCAAATGAGACGTCCAAAACAGCTAAAGTAAGACAGTACGGACAGCACATGAGCGTAGTAGTTAAAAGGGAATTGGAGATATATCTGAGAGACTGGCTACTTACTCCTATTGGTGATGGTAAATTACAATTGCATACAATTAAATCCATACCTTTGCTAGATGAATTAATTAGTTATAACTTAGACGGTAACTTTGATAGAGTTATCGCTTTGATGCTAGCTGTTCTACAGACTATTCAAATGAGAACTATAATCATAGAAGAGAAAACAGAAAACGATAAGAAGGATCAATTTGACGACTTCTTCTCAAGAAAACTATTTTAAGAATGAAAGAGATCACCAAACATTCCGGAGGGTTTCCTCCTCAGTATATTTCAGATTCACAAAAAACTAAGTCTTGGGCCATCAAGTGTGTACAGGCTATTTGTAACATGTCATCTGAGAATGGAACTCAAAGAAGGTCCACTAGGCAGAACAAGCTAGCTAATTATGACCTCCTTAACTCAGTGTTTTCGGAAGAGGATTTTGATCATGTAGTAATGCCTTATGGAGCTCAAATGAAGCAATTTGGAGGTTCTCCTACTAAAATGCAGAACTTAAATATCTTGAGGAGTGCCATCGAGACGCTACGGGGCGAGGAGATGAACACTGATTTAGACTTTTTTGTAAAAGGAATTCGCGGTGACTGCGTCACCGAGAAACAAAAAGAAAGGAATGAAGCCATTAAAGAAGCTATGGCAGCTAAGATTCGTCAAAGTTTACAGTTAGATGATGAGATTGCCCAGATTAGTGAGCAGACTCAGATGATACAGCAACAGCTACAAACTGTAGAAGATAAAGAAAATTTACAACAACTACAGCAAGAACTTCAGAAATTACAGGAGACTAGGAATAATATGCCAGACATGCGTCAGGTTATTAAGAATTTTGACTCCGAATATGTCCACCCTCTTGAGCAGACTAATAACTTCCTTCTTAAGTTCTACATCAAGAATGACAGGCTTCCAATGAAGTTTAACCAGGGGTGGCTACACGCCATGACCTCTGCAGAAGAAGTATACAAACTGTCTAAAGGGAGAATTCACCCTACTGTTCGAGTAGTAAATCCGGTTAATTTTGATTTTGACAAGGGTACAGATACTACTTTCATACACAAAGGGGAATGGGCCAGAGAAGAGTTCTGGTTACCGATCGGGGAAGTTGTGGATAAGTATGGTAGATACCTCAGCAAAACAGACATAAAAAGAATAGAAAACGGACAATGCGCGTACACTCCGATGTCGGACGGTACCATGGCGGGGTTCGCATATTCTTTCGATCAAGGTCAGACTAGAAGCTTAGATGTTTCCCGAACAGGTAGCGGTACTCACGTGTACGTTATGGAATGTTCTTGGAGATCTTATTCTAAAGTAGGATATCTAAAGTACCTTGACCCTAAAACAAATACATGGGAGACAGTAGAAGTAGATGACACTTACAAACTTTCCCCGGATCTTAAAGCCCAGGGCGCTACTCTCACCTGGGAGTATGACACAGAGATATGGCATGGTGTTCAAATTGGTAATGACATCTTCCCTATCATAGAGCCGTGGCCTACTCAAACAGGTAACCTACCTTACGTAGGATATGTTTATAACAATGTTAACTCCGTCGCTACTTCCATGGTGGACCTGGCAAAGCCCATCCAATACTCATTTATAGTTGTCTGGTATCGTCTTGAGAACGAATTAGCTAAGGCTAAGGGTAAAAAGTTTGTCATGGATATGGCGCAGTTACCTAAATCAATGGGGTGGGATGTAGACAAATGGCTGTATTATTTCGAAAATATGGGTGTTGTTTGGATCAACTCTAGAGAAGAAGGTAGAAAAGGAGACCCACAATCTGTAGCTAATTTCAATCAATTTAGTGATGTGGACATGTCCCTAGGGAATGTAGTGCCTCAATATATGGAAGTTCTGAATTACCTAGAACAGAGACTTGAGAATATCTTAGGTACCCCACCGCAACGTAGAGGGGATATAGGTAAAAACGAAACAGCAACCGGAGCTCAAACATCAATTGCTCGATCTACTAATGTTACCAGGTCTTGGTATTATTTCCATGACATAGTAAAGGAAGAAGTTCTAGGAGAGATGTTAGAATTGGCTAAAGACTGTTACGACGACGAAGAGCAAGTGGAACTAGTTCTATCTAAATACGAGACAGCATCGCTAAAGTTAAACGCCGAAGAAATGAACGGATCTCAAATGGGCGTATTTGTCACAGATTCATTTGAAGATAGGGTTAACCTAGAGAAAATGGAGAACCTAATGAACGCTGCTGTCCAGCAAGGTCAAGCCACTTTAGCAGACGCGTCTAGAATACTAGGTAGAAAATCAATGTCGTTCATCCAAGGGCAGATAGAGAAGTCTACTAAAGAGGCTCAGGAAAGAGAATCAGAAGCTAACAGGTCTAACTCAGAAGCTATCCAACAGAAAACTCAACAAGAGGCTAAGGATAAAGCTCTAGATAGACAGTTAGATCTTCAGATAAACAGAGAGACTCTAGCTTCCCAAGAGAAGATAGCTGCTATGAACAACGCTACTGATGATACTATGCAATCGATAGAGACTCTCGAGAATATTAAACTCAACGCAGAAAGACTTGCTTTAGATAAATCTAAGCTAGCTCACGACATTTCTGTAGATAAGAAAGAACAAGAGTTCAAATCCCGAGAACTGGAGATTAAAAATAAAGAAGTAGCTATTAAAAAGACGCAAGCAAATAAACCTAAAACTACATCTTAAATTCATAAACACCTAATGACCTATACCTTAAAGTTCTGGTTATTAGGTGTTTACAAAAAAGTTCATAATAATTTTTGTTATGAGGCATAATTTGTAACTACTTTTACAATAACACAAAATAAATAGATATGAAAGCATTTCCTACTTTTTGGGATAAGTTTGAAAACCCAGAGTCAAATGAAGAAATTACACAAGATCCGAAAGACCCTACACCTCCAGCTCCTGCGGAAACGGATCCAAAGAATCCTGAAGGAGGGGAAGAAGGAGATGATACAGGGGCGCCAGAACAAGGAGGACAGGTAGAAGATGATACCTTAGACCCAAAGCCTTCAGAAGATTCAGGAGATCCTGTAGAGTTCGGAGAAACAGAATTAGAAAGTACCTTAGTTTTATTTGAAGAACTAGGATACGAAGTTCCAGATGACGTAGAGACTACAGAAGATGGAGTAAAGGATTTTATCGCGGAGACAGTTAGAGCTAAAGTAATTAAAGAACTAAGTTCTGCTCCTTCAGAAGTTGTTGAGTTGTATCAGCATTTACAAGCTGGTAAAGATTTCTCAGAATTCGTACCTAATTCAGTTTCTAATGACTGGACTAAAGTAGATCTAGAATCAGAAGCCACTCAAGAAAGAACTTTAAGGGAGCATTTAATATTACAAGGGCTAGACTCTGAAGATATTGAAGAAGAAGTAGCCGATGTAAAAGAAGCGGGTACTTTAGCAAAGAGAGCTAGTACGGCCCAAAAAGCTTTGATAAAAAAGCAAGAGGCAGACGAGCAGGCTAGAGACCAAGCTAAAGCGGACCGAGAAGAGGAGGATAGAAAAGCTGCTGCTAAAGAGAAGGATAGAATATCTGCAAAGATAGATTCCATGGATAAAATATCTGATTTCGAATTAGATAAAGACATGAAATCCAAATTTAAAGATTTTATCTATAAGAAGAATCCTAGAACAGGATTGAGTAAAATGGAAGAGAACTTCCAGGACGAAGAGAGAAGGTTAAAAATTGCATTCTTAGATTTCGTAGATTACTCTAAAGATGATATTGAAAAGAAAGCCACTACAAAAGTAGCTAGTAAAAGAAGAAAACAAATAAAAGAGAGACGTTCTAATTTAGGAACTAACAGTAGAAGATCTGTAACTCCTAGTAAATCAGTCCCTCTTAAACGCCTGAACACTCACCCAATGTTTGGAGGAGGTTCTAGAGATTTAGAAGATTAACTTTAATATAAACAATTATGTTTCAAACCGAGAATTCACCGTTACAATTGCATAAATTGCGTGTGCTTCCAAGTGGAATGACTGAGTCAGACCACCTATCTGCTGCTTACCTTACTGAGCCAGAAAAAATGGATGCAGTGCTTGCGTATGCATTCGGTACACAAAACGAGACCACTTTATCAATGTTGACAGGTGGTATCGGAAACACTCGTTACATCTCTAACAGAGAGTATCAGTGGGAACTACACGGACAGGTAGAAAGAGCTGTCGTAGTAACAAAAGCAATCACTTCAGGTTCTACTGTAGGACAAGGAGGTAGATCTTTCAAATTTGCTATGGAAGAAGGAATCTATGAGGTTTCTGACAACTTAGTATCTGATGATGGTTCTCAGTTGAGAATTTCTGGAAAGGATTACGATTCTTACCAGTGGATTTACACAGCTGAACTTACTGATCCAGATCAAGCTGCTCTTGATGGAAGTCAAATTGCTGCTGGAGCTCGTATGTCTAAAGACTACTCTACAGTAGAGGAATTCTCTGACAGAGGAGGTTCTACGGATTTCCAAGCGCCAATGACACTTACTAACCAATTGACTACTTTACGTAAGCAATATTCAGTTACGCGTTCTGCTGCTACTGATGTAATGGTTGTTGAGTTATTTGACCCTGCAAATCCAGCTAACACTACTAAAATGTGGACTAAGCTCGCTGAGTGGACTGCATTGGCACAGTGGTACAAAGAAATTGATCGTTCTTTAGTGTATACTAAGTACAACAAGAACGCGCAAGGTGTCGTTAAATTGAGAGGAAAGAACAACAGACCTGTATACCACGGAGCTGGAGTTCGCCAACAAATCTCTCCTTCTAACAAAATTCACACATCTTCTTACACTTACGAGATGTTAGATGAGTTCCTATTGGATCTTTCTTACAACGCGGACCGTAATGGAGGTAACCATAACTTTGTAGGTCTTACAGGTAAAATGGGTATCCGTGAATTTAACCGTGCGATTATTGAAAAAATTAACGCAAACGGTATTTCTGTAACAAACTCTGGTACATTCATCTCAGGTTCTGGTGATGACTTAGTATTCAAAGGACACTACAAGACTGTAGAATTCTTGAACGGTATTTCCCTTACTGTAAAAGAATTTCATCCTTATGATGACATTGTACGTAACAGAAAGAACCACCCAGTTAGTGGTAAACCATTAGAATCTTACCGTATGACAATTCTGAATTTCGGAACTGTAAATGGTAAAGCTAACATCCGCAAAGTTGCTAAGGAGAAATCTGAAAATGCAATGTGGTATGTAGGAGGTTCTACTGACCCTATGGGTAATGTAGCGACAAGTATGTCAGCTATGCGTTCAAGTGGCCTAGATGGATATGAAGTTCACTTATTGGCGGAAATTGGAATTCAGATCCAAGATCCAACATCTTGTGGAGAAATTATCTTCGAAGTAGCTGCTTAGTACAATAACGTTTGATTTGGGAAAGTCAAATGCTATTTATCTTTTGTTGTGTTTATGGGGAGTTTCGGCTCCCCTAACAACAAAAAATTTCCTATCACAACAACAATTTAAATACATAAAACATGAAAAAATCTAGACCAGTAATTGCAAGTCTAAAAAATTTTGATAGAAACCGTATCATAACTTTTAAAAAGATACGATCAGAAAGTTTTGTAAACCTTAAAGCTTTCGATCAGACTAACGTAACTTTTTATCCGTTACGAGATAACAACAATAATGTTGTAACCGGACTTACTGAAGATGTAATCGTCAGAGAAAAAGGAAAGGTAAAGAGTACCACTATGGGTACTAGAAAAGTTCTTGAAAAAGAGTTGTTTTTAAAGGAAGGGGAATTGTTACCGAACTCTCCTTATTGGGATAGTTATAACGTCATCTTATCTACATTACCAGGTAAAGAGGCAGTTATAAATTTAGATCTTACACAAGGGTATGATCTTTTAAAATATTTATTCCTGTACGGAAGAGGAGCTACTATTGCTACTAGCCTGAAGGAAGTTAGAGAAAGCGCTTACGCTAAGTATGTGTTGTTCTCAGAACAAGAAGAAAGTAAGGTTAAGAATGAGTCTAGAAGAAGTATGCGAGAAGCTTACAGAGCAATAGACCAAATGGGAGTTCAAGAAAGAATTGACGCCCTGGCCTTATTCGGATTGGTAGCTGACTCTAATGATGGGGACACTATCGAGGATAAACTGGCTGAGAAAGCTGAGGAAAGTCCTACTACGTTCTTAGAAGTTATCGAAAGCTCTAATGTAAAGTACTTAGGTATTTTAGCAAGAGCTATGACTGCGGGAGTTATTACAGTAGGCCCGAATGGTTATGCTTACGGAGAAGTAGAACTAGGAGAAACTAAAGAAGACGCTGCTACATATCTTATGGAACATGCCACTATTACGGAGGCAATTCGAAAAGAAGGAGCAGAAAAAGCTAATGCTAATATTTAATTAAATGACTGCAACAGAATTAATACAAAGAGTAAAAGTCAGACTTAATAGGTTAGACACATCATTCAACGCGGACATGCGAAATGAGGAAGTTCTTCTTTACATTAACTCTGCACTGCAATCTTTAGTAAATAAAATATACAATGGTAGAATAGATAACGCGGCCTCTGTGGATGCGTTGTCTATCTATCTAAGTACTTTGAAAGTCTTGGAAGGAGAAACGCCACTGACAAATAATGGTGTATCTTTGGAGGACGTATTAGTTTTTATTGGAGCTGAGGTTTATGTATCGATAGGAGAATTTAGCGCCTGGGTCCCAGGAGTAGAAGGTATCAAGGGCATTAGTATCGCAGAAAGGGAGAGCAACCCATTCACTAAAAGCACAGTAGATAATCCTACTTATGATCTTTTAAATAATAAATGTATATTTGTATCTGAAGGGTTCACTTGTACTAAAGTAAAAAGAGAATTTATCAAAAAACCAGAAGAGATTTTAGAGAGTTCTACTGTCGATTTTCGCTTCTTAAATGAATTGGAGGAAGAGGCCACTACCTTAATTCTTGAGAATATTCAAGACCCTAGGATAAGCTCTCAACCTCAAATATCAAAATCGTAACATTTAAAAATTAATAAAAATGAGAAACCAAGTTTCACCCGTATTTTCCGGGACTGCCGCAAGTTTAGAGTCTGGTGCTGCTGACTTTGCTGCCCTAGCTGTAAACGAAGTTTTAGCTTTTGATGCTGACAGTGACACAGCAATCTCTAGTTCTACTTCAAAAATCGGAATCGTAAAAAGGTTTGGTCCAAATGACCAGGGCCTTATGTTTGTTGAACTAGATGTAGATAAGATTACTTTAGCTAAGTCTAATTCTAAATCAAACTATACAGCTAAAGCAATGTCTTTAACTGTAAGTGAATTGCCTGATGCATCTGCTATTGGACAAGGTATCGTATTTAAGGTAATGCTAAAGCAGAACTTAAGTATTGTTCCTAACCAGCAAAAGTTCATCTTAGCTCCTGTACAAGTTACTGAGTCTAACATTGCTACAACTACTGCTTTTGCTGCTGCTATTGCAGACGCAATCTCTCTAGCTGACAATAACAAAGCTTTCCAATATGTAAGCGCAAGCGCTTCTGGAGCTAAAGTTACTGTTACAGCTTTGCCAGTATTCACTGCTACTCCAGAAGGGTATAACCACATTAACAAACCAGAATATCTAGATTTTGAGTTAAACGCTCCGGATCCAGATCTAGGAAGCCCAGAAGACTACGGTTCCTATACTATAGCTGTTGAGACTGCTCAGGTTCTTCCTGTAGGTGCTGGTCCAGATGTAGTGTACATGGAAGAAATGGCTCAAGGTCGTTTAGGGTTTACTGACAGACGTTCTTGGAATGTTAAAAAGTATGAGGCTTCTGCAGACTTATCTAAGTCTTACGACATCCTTACTATTAACGCTGAGAAAGTTGTTGAAGGAGATTTACAAGGTCTTCGTTCTAACCCAGTTGGTGTAACTCTAGCTTTAGAAGTTGCTGCTGATGTTATTACGGATATCGAAAGATCTGCAGTAAAGTTTGTATAAACCTTACTAAAATACATTAAGAAAAAGCCTGATTATATTTATCAGGCTTTTTTATTATCTTTACTGTTATGAAAGCAAAAGAAGTTATAGACAATCTTAGAACTATGTTCATTAACACAGGTTCTAAGCTAGGTGAAGAACTAAGAGATCAGCATCTGATGTTCTTAATAGATTCTGCAAGATCGATAATTGCAGAGAGAAGTGTTATGTCTAAAAGCAAGACTTTGGACTCTATGTTACAGTCTATTTCCATAAAACCCAATAGGACAAATAAATCTGAAGTAGGGTTCATAGGAGATTCGTATCCATACAGGTTAGATTTACCGGATAGGATTGACACCTCTATTTTTACTAATGGAATATTCTACATGGGGGATTCTCAAGGGGAGACAGTTGTAACTCCTTCTAGCTTTAAGTCTATAAATATGAGTATAAGAAGAAAGTATACAGGGAGTGGTCCAATGTATTTCATGCTGAATGATTCGGTTTACATTGCACAATTGCCTATGGAACTTCAAAGATCCGTAAAGGTTCGGGCTTTGTTCGAAACTCCTAGCGATATAGCAAAAATGGATCCAAATTACAACCCTATATTTCCTTACGATTTTAAGTATCCGTTTCCACAAAAAGAACTCTCTATGCTATATCAAGTAGCAATGTCCGGAGAATTAGGTTTTGGAGACGAAGCAGTATCAGCAATAAACCAAAGAAGAGCAAAACAAAACAAAGATTCAGAAATAGTAAACGCGTTAAAAGGACTTACAAATGCCCAAGTACAACAAGAACCAGGTAACTCTTGAGGATACCTACAAAAGATATAGTAAAAGAGTAAAAGACCCTGTGGACTATAAAACCCACAAACAAGTGTTAGAGCTTTTTGGGGAAGCTACCCGCGCTGCAATAGTAGCAGGTGCAGACGTTAAATTGTTCCAAGGACTGTCTAGCATATCCGTTAGGAAAAGACCTAAGAGAACAGTTGTGGATCATCAGGCCAGCAAGCAGAAGCAGAAGCAGGTTCTAATGCTAAACACCCATTCAGACTTTTTTGGTGCATTCATGCATTGGAAAAAATTTGCTGTTATACATAAGCACGTAGGCTGGAAGCTAGAGCCGTGTAAAAAAGTATCAAAAGCAATAAGTGAGGTGATGTTGAAACCAGGGGGACACAAGAGATACTTTAGACCTATAGATCGATACTCTTTAAGTTCTAATGTAAAAGCTAAAATTGAAAACTTTAAACTAAATATATAATGAATTTTGATATTATAGAGGTTGTATTAGATAAGTACATATCTACCTTCAGACTAAAAGAAGAGGAGTATGATAAAGATATTCTTATAGAGCATTGTGCAGACGCCTTAAAACATATAGGCGCTGCTAAAATATATTCTAAAAAAGTCGAGGAGATAGAGGTGCAAAATAGAATAGCCAAGCTCCCTCTAGATTGTGAGCATATAATGTCATTAGAACCCGTAACTCAAAAGTACTTTGAGAATGGTCCAAACTTCATTACAATTGACGTCCCTAACGGAACTAAGCTAAATCTAGTTTATCAGGCTATTCCTATGGATTCCAGAGGGTATCCTTTAATACCCGGTAGCGTAGAAGTATCTACTGCTGTTATGTGGTATTTAGCTTACATGCAATCTTTAGGTGGTCTACATAGAAACCTGAGTGTCCAGTATACCGAAAGCCAGTGGCAGTGGTATTGTGGGGCAGCCAGAGCAGCCTTAAACGTTCTAAACATAAATCAAACTCAAAACGTATATAACGATTTTGTTAGATTGAACCCTTTAAAGGATCAATACTACAAGGAATTCGCAGGACTAGGAAAACCTAACTCTTTCGACCCTACAAAATTGTTGTACTCACATAGAAGATAATTATGAATATAGATTTTTCAAAAGGAATATTTACTAAAGTAGACGTTGCCTCTACTCCTTTAGGGTTCTATCGAGATGCTCAATGTCTTGTAAGGCAAGCAAACACTCTAGTTAGTGATAAGGGTACAGAGAAGGTATCTGGTACTGATCCCATTATAGTCTTAGGATATTGCGTTATTGACTCTGAGATTATAATAGTAGGGAAATCTTCAGGAACTATTTTAGGAGCTATACGACAAGACGGTACGTACTACACCATAGTAGAAGCTAGGCAAGTAGATGTATTAAAAGTAACAGAACCTGTAGATGTAGTAGGTAAGAAGGATTGGCAAGGTAACCGTGTTATATATTTCTCTACAGAAGAGAAGGCTCGTAGGATAGATTTAGGGCCTATAGGGACAACTAAATCTTTTTCTAATTCTGATGCTACCTTTGACAAGACTACCTCGTTATTTGTAGACTATGAGATTCCAGTAGCAGAGTACACTCGAGAAACTACAGGAGGAGATTTACCTACTGGAGTGTATCAGTTTTTTCCTAGACTGTCCACAGACTCAGGAGCTAGCACCTCTTTTGGGGTATCGTCTCCCGTAATTCCAGTAGTAGTAGCTAATACTAACACTTCAGAGGTTCAAACTATAACCGGGGATGAGCCACAATCAGATAGTAATAAAGCAATTGAAATACTAGTTACAAATATAGATACTACATTTAAGTACCTAGAGGTAGCAGTTCTAACCTATGTAGGGTTTGAAAATACTGAAGTAGTGACCCTTACACGTAAAGTAGAGATTGCAGGTAGATCTGAAATCACACTTACCTACAGGGGGACTATAGACAACACCTCTACAATAAGCCTAGAAGAGTTGATATCTTCTGGAGTTTCCTATACTGCTGGTAAATATTTTGAGCAGAAAGATAATTCCTTACTTATTGCGGGAGTTAGAGAATCAGAAGTGCCTGATGTAGACTGGTTTAAAGTAGCAGAGAATATTGATGTAAGATATACGGTACATAAAATACCTTACGGGGAGTCCTTGGCGTTTCAAAAAACCGGGATGGATAAGCCCGACACGAGGAACATGAATGTATCAATAACAATAAATTCACCTAATTATTATGGTAATCCAAAAACAGCAGCTGAAAAGCCAGGATATAGAAGAGAAGAAGTATATGGGTTCTCCCTCACCCCAGTTTATAAATCTGGTGTTCTGGGTCCAACGGTTCATATACCATCTACTACTGACGATCCTCTAGCTACTGTAAACTTTGGTAATTTAGACGAGGGAGGAGTTCCGGGAACTTATATATCGGAAGAACGATACCCTAGTGACTACCCAAGTCAGTACGCTAATACAGGTATACGATTACATAAATTTCCCACCCCTATTCAACAGCCTATAGTGGAGGGGAATCCTGTCACTAATATAAGAGTTTTAGGAGTCAAATTCTCTAACATAAAGTTGTCTCAAGAAGAAGTAGATAGGGGAGAACAAGATAAGATACAAGGCTATATTATTGGAAGGCTAAATAGAAGAGGATATGAGACTCAGTTAGCTCAGGGTATAGTACGACCTGTATTTAAAAATAGATACGGGGATCAAGATAGTATCCAAGATTTTAATAAATGGCCTAACTATGTATCTACTTTTGGTGATGGGTATGCTACTTACCGATTAAAGAAGAGCTCTAGTAGACAAGTTCAAGTACCTGTATACGATCCAGGTAATTACGACGACATGGTTTCTTTTACTTTTATAGCCCCAGATATTATACACCGTTTCCACACACCCGGAGAAGCTACCCATATAGCTCAGCACGATATGTTTGTATGTGACCCATACGCTGATGGGGGAACTGGGGATGGTTTCGATGCTCTGATAAAGCAAGATGAAGGTGAGGATAGTAGAGAATTCACTTACCCTATGGGATTTTTTAAGAATGTGACTGGTTCTACCTCTGGGGTAGTTAATTTAGACTATTCTAAAATAACTATGGACAGGTCTAGAATAAAATTAAATTCTAAGTTTGTAAACGTAAGTCCATTTGGAGTTCCTTGGAGAGGAGTAGACGGAGGAGGTAAGAAGAATACCGTTATACAAAAAGGAGATGAAACTATGTACATGGCTTCTACAGACGGATTTGTTTGGTATGGAACCGAGTCAGAAGTTTTACCGTTTTACGCCCCAAAACTCCCTATGAATGATAATGCTAGGACAGGCGGAATAGGCGCATCATCCAATGGGGTTATTTATACAAATTCAGAAGTAGCTGCTGAAAATAGATCTTACTACCAAATGAGCCAATACTCGGATGAAAGTGGGGGAGGCCCTACAGGAGATGGTGGAGGAGGAAGCGGTCCAGATAAATCCGTTAATTACATAGCAGATTTATCTGGAAACAAAGCAGGATTTGCAGTATACTCTACGGTAAGAGAGGATCTAAAGCAGTACGGGTCCTTATCCCAATTTATATACATGGGTATAGGGTATACTAAATACCAGAATGATACTGAAATAGAATGTTTTGGTGGGGATACTTTTATAAATAAGTATGGGTTGACTATTAACGATGAGGCTATTTATATGTGGGAAACCTCAGAAGGCGATGGAAAGAAGATATTTCCTCCGGGTCTTTCTGGTATAGTTTATATGTGGATAGAATCTAGTAATAATTATGCGTACAGAAATTACATCCAACCAGAATCTTTTCAAACAGATAACCTGTCTGCATCTAACGGATCTGTACCATTTTTCCCTGCTTACACTAAATTAATAAATTCGGGAGAAGACGCTTCTTTTGGTATCCTATCTCTATCGGCAGATAACTGGGTTAGACCCGGGTATGCAAGTAGGTACAATAACCAATACTCAGCGCAAAACAGTATTAAACCTTATGCTGAAACACCTCTTGAGGATGTGAGTTCTGATACCACAGAGCTACTTAAGAATAGAATAGTATACTCTTCTACAGCAGTTGAAGGGGAGAAGCTAGATTCTTATCAATTTTTTGGAGTCAATAACTATTACGATGTTCCTAGAAATTTTGGGGATATTACAGATCTATACGTTAACCGAGAACTCTATGCAAGTACTGCGCAAGTACAGTGGGCTTTATTCTTTAACACTCTAGCTACACAAGCAACTAATGTGGGTGAAGTAGTTCTGGGTACAGGTGGGGCATTTAACAGGCCCGCGTCTCCTCTCACCAACATCACAGGAGGGTATTCCGGAACTTCTCACTTTCTACATAGGGTTAGCACTCCGTATGGAGATGTGTTTGTAGACAAGCTAAACGGAGCTATTTACCACACTACTCCGGAGGGAGTAAAAGAAGTATCTGCTATACTGGATATAAAGGATAAAAACTCTTGGAAGTTCTTATTAGATTCTGAAATACGCCTAGGTCTAGATATTGATAACAACCGGGTATTGATAAGACTTGGAGACTACTGTTTATCTTATTCTTATGAGAACAGTAGTATAGATTCTTACTACAAAATTACTCCTGATATGATGGTGTCTTCTGGGGATTCTCTATACCTAACTAGTAAAACTAATAACCCTGGGATATACAAATACGGTAATGGTCCTGCAGGTCTGTTTTTAGGTAATAAGCTAGAATCTAGTATAACTGTAGTCATAAACCCTGACCTTTATGAAACTTTAGTGTTCAGAGTTCTAAATATCAACTCCTACATTAAAGGATCTCAAAGATACCCTAATAACACATTTACGGGACTTAAAGTTTGGGGAGGCTCTAGGAACTCCGGAGATATAGAAATACTCCCTAAACCTAGCGCATTTGCTAGTCCTGGAGACTTACAAGTATTCTCAGATAAAGTAGGCGATAAGTTTAGAGTATTTATACCTAGAGATAGAGTTATAAACCCTTCAGGAGATATCATGTCAGAGAATAACCTGCAACAGCCTCCGTTAAAATGGTTGCCTAGGATGTCAGGAAATCATATATTAGTACAGTTAAAATTCGATAATTTAAAAGGTCAAATAGTTTTAAATAAACTTGACATTGACTTAAGTTCAAAATCTATTTAATATGAACCAAGAACCAAAGAAAGCATACGAGATCTGGAATCAAGCAGGAAATGAAAAAGGTGCTAAATTAGGGGCTGTTAAGGATATCCTAAACGATACAAATATGGTCGGAGATGTGATGTCTGGAGGGGCTCAGTTAGCTTCTGTATTCAAAGGAGGAGGCTCTACTGCAGAAAGGATGGATGAAAGAGGTAATACTACTCATGACCCTCAAGTAGGTCAGAAGGCTTTGACAGGCGTAGGAGCAGGTGCAAGTATAGGAAAAAACTTTGGACCTTGGGGAGCCGCTATTGGCGGAGTAGCAGGAGGGTTGACGGGACTAATCTCAGGCTTGTTTGATAAAAAGAATCAACCTACTTCTGCAGAAAAAATAGCTAAGAATAACAACTTCCTAACTGAACAGAGTACTAAGAACTTACTTCCTGAGTCAGCTTTTGGACAGTCTATGAAACTTAGGGATGGTATGTCTATGGAAAACCCTGGCCATAAAATGGTAGAGGTAGAAGCAGATGAACTAGTTCTACGTAAAGTAGGAAACCGTTACAAGAAAGTAGCTGATTTTGTAGGGGGTAAATCTCATGAGCAAGGGGGAGAGCCTTATGTCGCAAAAGAAGGTGACATCATTGTACCTGGTAAAAACAGAAAAGCCACTCTTAAAAATATCAAAAACAGAAACTGGAGAGCAGTAAGTTCTTTAGTTCAATCTTTACCAAAGGATACTGATCAAAGAGAGATGCGAGAAGGTACTCGATATGTTAAAACTTACGAAGAGGGTACTAGTGGAGTATCTACAAATCCTCCAGGTAAAATCCCTAAGTACTCAAAAGAACAACAAGATAGAATTACCCAAGCTATAGAAGGAATAAAATTAGCTTATCCTGAAATAGATTCTAAAGGTTTATCTAACTTTTTAGGTAACTTACATATAGAGACCCTCCAACAGGGTGACGTTTACGAAAGACCTTGGAGTTCTAAGAGAATTACAAAAGCGGATAAGACATATAGAAGTATAAAAAACAATTTTGCTAAGTGGAAAGAATCCACAGGAAAGTCAGATTCGGACTACAGTAAACTGACTGATAAGGAAAAGAGATCTGTAATGTACTTTGGGGATACAGATCATTCTTTTGCGGGGGGTGTAGGGGCAATCCAACTTACATCAGCTAATTATGGGGGGCTAGAAGCTACTTCAGATAATCTAGATAACTTAGCTAGGAGCTATGGAATGAGTCCAGACGAGATGGCAACGAAGATGGAAAATGACTATTCGTTTAGTGCTCAGGTATCCGCAGATTATTATAAAAAATACAATAATGTAAGTGCAGAAGATCTAAACTCTATGGAAAGTCCTGCTGAATTTAGAAAACTGGTTAACCCGTGGGAAGATGAGAATAATTTAGGGGCGTACTCTAAGGCTGGATTAGACTACTGGGCAACAGACAATGCTGTAGATCTTGTTGGGGATATGACTTATAAAAGAGAACCTGTAGCGGAGAATGTAGTTGCTGATCAGGAATTTAAAACACCTGAAGATGCTTTTAGGCATTGGTATAAAACACAAAACAAGTTTACTACCCCAGGTACTGACTCCGGCGCAAAATCTGCAGAAGCTAGAGCTACGATGCAAAACTACAATAAAAACCGAAGCCTTATGCAAGGGGGAGGGTTCGACACTATTCCTGATGCGGAAGCAGAAGAACTTTATGACAAAGGAGAAATGGGGTTCTTTTCTTATTGGGGTAATTACTTTGGGGAGAAGTTTAACAATGTACAATCTTCTGGGCAAGATGCCCTTGTAGGAGGATTAGCTAGAGCGGTCTATGGGGAAGAAAATATGCCAGATAACTGGAAAATAGATCCATTTGGGGTAGAGGATAAAGGGATGATTAATTCATTACAAAACGTTATTCTGCCTTACTTAGACGGTCAAAGTGTGTGGGATGCTACAGACTCAGGTAAAGTTTTAAGTAAGTTTACAACCAACGCGTTTATGGGAGAGGAATTTGTAGGTTCTGATTTGGATAGGGCAGCTAGTTTTATACGGGATATGGATTCTGCTCAAAGGAAGAAGTTCTTAAAAGATATGGAAGGAAAGCTGGATGGAGACAATTTTAAGTTTGCTAGAGCTATGGTCGATTTTAATGACGAGTTTGTTTCTAAAGATATCCAAGCGGCATCTGATGTTGACATGGCCATGTTGCTTGCAAACCCTAAACAATTGGCAGTTACCTTCGGTAAAGGGGCAATGGGAGCAGCTAGGATAGCTACTGCACTTATAAAGCAAGGTCCCAAAGGTATAAAGGGGTTAATGAAAGCTTTAAAGAGTGGTAAAGTAGCTCTTAGTACAATCAAATCCCTAGCTAAGGATGCTAAGATGACAGTATCAAATTACCTTACAAATGTAGTATCTGGTTCTAGGTTTAAAGATAACGAGGACATACTTGGAATGTTAGACGAGGTAGCAGATGTAGCTAAAAAATCTGGAGACGCCAAAGGTTTTGAAAACATTCAGGGATTGAAACAGTGGGGTAGAGCCGTAGGTAAGAACTTCTACAAGAACTTGTATGGTAAGTCCGCAGAAGATTTAAATAAGATGGCGCAATCTATACAAGATGTTACAGGGAAGTCTTTTGATGAACTAGCTAAAATGTCTGATACAGACATAGTGAAACTGTTTAAAACTACTACAGAGACTAAGCTAAATAACTTTAAGGGCCTAGATAAGAAAGCAACATCAGCTTATCAGAAGTACCAGGATGCTTTAGATACCTATAGGCAGAATATTATTAAGTCTGAAGGAGCTAATTCCCAGAGACTTCTTGACATTGACGAAGCTGTTAAGAATAAAGGAGAAGCATTCGAGGCACTTAGAAAACAGGATAAAGCTATTGACGACGCTGCAAAAGCTATTGAAGAGGTAAACATGGATGCTGAAGCTATGTCCCAGTTCTTTAAAGACTCTGGAATGACTATGGATGAGGCAGCAGAAATGTTTAAAGGAGACCCAGGAGTAACTAAACTAATTGAGGATGTAAGAACTGCCCACACAAATTTTATTAATGAAGCTAACAAATTAGATAAGGCTCAAGATCTTGCATGGGCTGCTGAGGATGCGGTAGAGGTTGCCAATAAGGTTCCTGTACAAGTCCCTAAAGATGCGGGACAAAAAGAAGCATTTGATGCATTTGCTGATTTACAAGGGCAGAAAGGAGTGGCTCTAAAAGACATAGCAAACTGGGATGATTTTAAATCTAATTTCCCTAAAATGTATAACGCATTAGAGAAACAAGGAAAAATAACATCTCAGATAAAATCTATTCCTAAATCCTATGCCGATATTATAAGGATAGCCAAGTCTCAAGATCTAGGGGAGTTTAAATCAGATTTTACCGAACCGGAATTATTTGATGAAGCGGTAGAAAGTAGCTCTGATATACTAGGTACTGAAGTAGATGGATCTGATGGAGTAGATATGACAGAAAAAAGACCAGAAGCAGAGCTTTATGATACAGGAGATCCGGAAGTAGACGAGAGCATTTTTCAAGAGGATTCTATAGTAGAGGAGAAAGAGATGACTCCGGGAGCAACCTTTGGTCAGAAGCTTAACTACTACGGAGGTATAGCGGCGGGAGCAGCTGGGGATGTATTCAAAGATGTATCTAAATATGGACCCGCTTTTTATAACTTGTCTAGAGGGTTCGAAGATCCTACCAAGACTACTAGAAGAACTATAAACCCTATACTTCAGACATACCAAGATAGGAGCCAACCGATAAGACAAGAAATAGACAACGCCACTAAGACTAATATGGGCAATGCTAGGAACCTATCTGGAGGTTTGAGTTCTAACTACAGGTCCAATGTAGAAAAAGCGTTCGCTGACAACATACGGAACAAAACCGTAGTCGATGCGCAAGAAGCCGGTAGGGCGGATCAGATAGCCAGTCAGAATAGGCAATCTATATCACAAGCCAATCAGTACAATGCTCAAGTAAATCAGCAAGCCGATATGATGGATATGAAAGCGAAAGCTAACCAGAATTCTTTCATGGCTCAAGGTCTACAAGACTTCGCTAACATTTCTAATGTATCTGCACAAGATAAAGAAGCTAGAAGGCGTGACGATCTTTTGATGAAATTATATGGGAATAAATAAAAACAAAATAGTAACTTAGACAAAAATATTTATAATGGCCGTTAATCCTTTCGAAACT